AAAGTCAATAGCTGTAGGGTAATGAAGCGTAAATGGGTAGCATTACGGCCCATGCAGAGCGCTACGGCTCATGCAGTTTTCCATATTGTTCACTTTTTGTACACTTTGTAGGCGTTATGCGGCTTAGCGGGCAGTTTGCTAGCAGATAAAGTGTATCAGATTGTGTCCACTTAGGGCTCAAAAGTTACTTTTTGCAAGTCGGAGCAGCACCCCGCATCGGACCGCCGCGCCACAGCCCCTCCCCCGCCCCATTGCGAATGCGAATCGTTATCATTTCGATTGCGATTTGGCCCGACGCGCCACGCAATGTAAGCATTGCACACATTATGTGAGTCCAGGCTCACGTTTTGGGGGCAGAGAGGGGGCAAGGCGGCAGCCGCCACGACAGCGCCACGCCACCATCGCGCCACCATCGCGCCACCACTTGGCACGCTATGTGCATCATGCCCCGCCGACGAACGGTCGCAAATAGTGCTTGACAGCTTGGGGCGAAGCGCGCACAATGGGAACCATAGAGCGACGGCATAGGGCCGGAGCGCTAAGCCAGAAAGGGAAGCATCATGGCAACGTATGATGAAGCGATGGCAGGCTTTGAAGTTAGCGAAACCGAAGCACGCCGGGAAGTAGAGAAGCACGACATTGATTGGCAAGAATTTGTGGATGAAATGGGCCGAAGGGATTGCTACGACAGCGCCGAAGTGCTAGCATGGCTTGGCTATTGAAAGGGCCGCTACGGCTCAAACAGTAAACAGTGAGGGCAGCACAATGTTACGACAAATAAGCACCAAAACAGCAGAAGCATGGCTAGCAAGCGGCGCTATTAAGCTTGTTGAAACCGGCGAGGAAAATAGCTATTATAAAGACGAGTGGGGCTATGTGTTCTTCTGTAAGAATTACCCCGAAGAACAAGCCGTATACAGTGTCGATGAGTAGCGCCGAAACGCCTTCGGGCGTCCGGGTAAGGGTGGCTCCCTGCCCGCTGATGAGGCAAGCCACAGAATTCAAAGAGGACACCACAATGACCGACACCAAATACAACGGCTGGACCAATTACGCAACGTGGCGAATCAATCTGGAAATGTTCGACGGCTTCAACCCCGTGGAGGAGTGGGGCTTAGAACGCGAAACGCTGACAGAAAGCGAGCTAGCAGAGCTGCTCCAAGAGCACGCGGAAGAGCTGGTGAGCCAGACAGCGCCGGAGGGCTTAGCGCTAGACTACGCGCTGGCGTTTATGTCTGACGTCAACTGGTACGAAATCGCAAGCAATAAGCTTCAGGAGGTAGCAGCATGAACGCCGCAGCACGCAAGGAATACGAACGACAGGCCCGGCTTAATCGCTGGGCAGCATGGGCCGGAATGACCATCGCGGCCCTGACCATCACCGCCGCCGCTTCGCTACTGCTTGGGACATGGTGGCTAGCTGTATCGCTACTGTTTACACTGTGAGGAAAACACTATGGAAATCAATGCTTTAACTGTTTATCTTGCCCTTGGGATAGTGTGCGCGCTCGCCATGTGGGCCGAAGACTTCGAGAACAAGCGTGACACTTTCAATGTGTGGGAGTATGTGCTAATCATAACACTTGGGCCAGCGCTCACGGCAATAAACTTTATATTGATGGTGCGCGAGCGCTTCAAGAATCGAAAGCAAAGAGGGCAGCACAATGGCTAATATAGACTATGACGACAACTACGAATGGCTATGCGAGAAAGCTAAGATTCGGGAAGGGTTGGCGCAAGAGTGGCTCCGCGAAACCATAGCGGCAGGCGATTCAGACGAGCTGTACATTCCCATAGGCGACGACCTGACGCCGCTGCTGCTGGCCATTGGCAAGCGCTTCACGGGCTTTGAAGAGGAGCTGGCGGCAGCGCTAGACGCGAAGTATTATCAAGCTATTGACGACTACATGGAAGCTATAACGGACTGGCAGGAAGAGTATGGGCTGTGAGTGTGTGCCGCTACGGCCCACGCTATGCGCAGAAAAGTGCGCGAATCACCGCAAACTATGCGCAGTAAAGTGCAACGTGTAAGGATTACTTAACAGTTCAAACGGAGTGTAAGCTATGATGACCATTGAAATATGCGACGAGCAATTAAACGACATCATAATCAAAGAGCTGTCCGCACAGCTTAGCTATTTTAAGCAGGACTTGGAAGAGGGCAGGGTGGGGACGTTCTCTTTCGACTACGACGAGGACAGGAAGCAAGTGAAGCGTTTGGTAAAAGCGCTTGAGCGCGTGCTGGACTGGTACGGGGCTTGAGCCGTGACTGACTTAGTGCAAAAGCAAAGGAGCAACCCATGACCATGACGACAGCAGAACTAATCCAGGCAGGGCAGGACGCCGCAGAAGCCGCTGTGCGGGCCGCTGAGGCTAGGCAGTACGGTCCTATGCCTAACCCCTTTACGTCGCCTGAGAGCTTCGATATGGACGCTCTGATAAAGATTTACTGCGACTGTAGCAGAGAGCCCGTCATCACCATACCGTTTTGGTCCGACCACGTGAACGGTGACGTGCGCGAGCGTGTCATTGAGATTGCAAAACAAATGGCCGCAGCGTATGCTTATTCCACCGATTGGGACGTGACGGTGCAAGTCATTATCAACCATAGGATGATAGCGTTATGAGTGAATTAATTACTGGTAATGGAGAATGGTATGTCTGATGTGTACAAGCAGTGTCGGTTCTGGTCCTATCACCGGAAATGTTTCTTAACTTACGACGAATGGATTAAGGAGAGCTGGAATGACCCCACGACTGACTGACGCACGCGCCCGTGCCGCTGACCTACTGTCCAACGCGTACGCTGTGCTTCGTGTTGTCGAGCATCAGCTCACCGACAACGAAGCGCGTTTGCTACTTGACATTGCGCAAGCTATTGATACGCTTGAAGTTATGCTGGACGCTGACGAGGAGGAGCAGTGATGGAAGGCATCAGTAAAGACTTGCTTGAGCGTTACGGTTTTGAATCAGAGCAGGCGCTTATGGACTGGGCGCAGAACATGGAGAGGACCGACTGGCGCTATTCTGGCGGCGCCGCCATTCTGTATACAGACGGCGATGGGGGCATCGCTGAGATTAGATGCTCTGAAATGTTTGACGAGAAGGGCATCGACATTAGGCCAATCAATTGTTTTTATGTAGACTTTTTAATGTCAGACCTTGTGCACCTTTACGAAGAACTGCGCGAAGCGTGGGAGTATGCGTATGAACAAGCAGAATGAAGAGTTTCACGTCGAGGTGATTGACGTAGTGGAGAACGAAGACGGCAGCGCTACGGTGGTGCTTGACATGGACAGCAAAGCAGCGCAAGCTTTCCTTAGCTTGGGCGTGCTGCGTGCCATAGAGGTGGGACTTGAGGCTACGGAGAGTAGCGAGGAGGAGCAATGAGTAAACACACACCGGGGCCGTGGGTCGTTTATGAATTGATCGATGGGTACGACATCCGATCGCCGGAAGCCGAATGTTGGGTCGCAACGGCGAGCGATCCTGAAGCGGTTTGGGGCGCCATCGGGCGGGAAGAAGACGCCCGCCTCATCGCTGCGGCGCCTGATCTGCTGGAGGCGCTTGTGGATTTCATCAAGATGTTTGGCGCTGATGACGATCCTAGGCTGATCAAGCTGCTCAACAAAACCCGCGCCGCTATCACAAAAGCAAAGGGGCATACGGTGAGGGTCAACGGCGGTCCGCAGGAGCGGCATCGTTGCGAGCTGCACTCACAATCAGGAGGCCATGGGGAAGCCGTTGACGTCTGCTTTGAGGACGAAGATGGAAAGCTGTGGGTTGAAAACGGCGAGTACGCGAGCGTTGTCTTTTACTGCCCCGTCTGCGGGTATGCATCTCGCGCAAAAGCAAAGGGAGAGGAGCATGAGTGACGATGTGAAGCAGTCCCTCGCAGAACTGCAAGACCTTGTGCTGTGCCGATGCCATGACGCATACAAAATCCGACGTTTGCACGATCCTGACTGTCATTGCGATGTCGCCGAGTCTGTAAAGGCCATAGCCGACCGCATCGAAGAGCTGGACCTGAACGATAGACGGTACAGGTGGATCAGGGACGGCGGCTGGATGCTGATTGGCGAGGATCGTGGGAACGGTCCCGAATGGCCAGAGGTCGCCGAAGTTGACCGGCTAGTGGACGCCGCCATCGAAAAAGCAAAGGAGGAGAAGTGATGGACGAATTGAACCGCATACTTATAGCTGCTCTAAAGGGAGAGTTCGCAATGAAAGAACCAACGATGCAAGAAGTGCTTGAGCTTGTTGCGTTTGATCGCGATAAGGATGGCAGCCTACGCGTGAAGAAGGTCTGTGGCGATGTCTGGGGCGACGTTCAGGGCTGCGTCAGGGGCAGCGTCTGTGCCGACGTTGGAGGCAACGTCAAAGGCAGCGTCTGGGCCAATGTTTATGGCAGCGTCTTTGGCAGTGTCAAAGGCGACGTCTTGGGCAACGTCTGGGGCGACGTTCAGGGCACAATCAACGGGCGTGAATGGCAATTTGTGGAAACCCCCAAAGAGCGCGCTATTCGCCTGATCCGAGAAGGCAGGGGGGAGGAAGCCATTAAGGTGTTGGAGGAGGAGCAATGACTTGGCAACCGATTGAGACAGCGCCACGGGATGGTGAGCATATCCTTTTAGGTATAAACCTTGGGTACTTTATGTACGCCCAAAGCTCATTTTGGTTGTCGGGCAAGTGGGCGGGCTGGGATTACCGGAAACCCACCCACTGGATGCCCCTACCCGAACCGCCGGAGGAGCAGTGATGGGCAGCTATAAAGTCACAAAGCCAGACCCTAACGCCCCACGCCCTACGCTTGAGCAGGTGCTGGATATGATTGACTTTGAGTACACGCCGAAGAGCAAGGAGTGGCGCATCCTGACCGTCAAAGGTACCGTCAAGGGCAGCGTCTGGGGCAGCATAGGTGGCAGCGTAGGCGGTGACATACACGGTGACGTAAAGGGCACAGTACACGGACGCATCAACACGCTGCCGTGGCAGAGCATAGGAGTGAGGCATGGCACTACACACGAAGCGCGACGATAAGGACGAGGAGCGCCGCGCCCTTGCCGCTGACATCGCAGCCTTTGAGGCGGCAGGCGGCACGGTGCAAACCATAACGCCTGAGCAGTACCGGCAGCATAACATTGAGCGTGAAGCTAACCGTAGCGTAGCGAACAGGATGCTGACCTTGGAAACCGTCATGGACACCACAACCTGGGACACCATGGAGGACACGCGTGACGCTCGCTTTGCGCTGCTGTCTGCCACGTCCGGGGACTACTCCATGGTGGATGGTAACGACGTACACATGCACGGTGACGGGCCGCTGCGCAGCCGTGCTGAGCAGGACTTCTTTAAAGACTACAATGATGACGACACTGAGGAGCGCATCGACGATGACCACGACTACGACGAGTGGGCCTGAACGTAACCACTACACGGACATTACACGCCCAGAACTGGAGGAACTGTACCACTACCTAGCAAACCCGGAGACTGACTCCACAATTGCAATGCGTGACATCACTAAAGAGTATGGAGAGAAAGTGGCTAACCTCTTGATGTCGATGATTGAGCGTTGACTTTTGCTCCGATTCATGATAAAATATTAGGCCCTTTACGGAGGACACAATGTATAACACTAGCGAATCTACCTTCGTTAAACACGAGGGCTGTGAAGCTTGCGGTAGCAGCGACGCTAACGCAGTATACAGTAACGGTAGTAAGTTTTGTTTCGCTTGCGAGAAGCACACGCCAGCGCCACGTAACGACAACACCGTACCGTTCATCAAACCGGAGCGTTCCTTCGGCACGGAGAAACCTATCGACACACCTAGCGTAACACTTACGAAAGACCTAGAGCTTGAGCGCTTGATTGCTAAGTGGGCCGAAGCGCCTGCGTCTAGCATCCCAGAGCGCAACATTACGTCAACGTACGCCAAACATTACGGTGTTATTGTTGACGGAGATAAGCATTACTATCCCTACTTTGGTGAAGACAGCAGCCAGCCTATCGGCTTCAAGGTACGCACCGTCAGCACCAAAGGTTTCACTGTTGTAGGTAACACCAAGGACGCTGGCCTCTTTGGTCAGCAGCGTTACGGTAACCACGAGCAGCGGCGTATCGTGGTCACTGAAGGTGAGCTTGACGCCATTGCGGCTAATCAACTGTTCGATGGTAAGTCGCCTGTGGTGTCCCTAAAGTCTGGCGCTGCTGGTGCAGGGCGTGACTTCAAGGCAGCGTACAATTTCCTTGATGGCTTCGATGAAATCATCTTGTGCTTTGACGCTGACGAACCAGGACGCGAAGGCATTGAGAAAGCTGCTGAAGTATTCGCTGGTAAGCTGCGTGTCATGAAGCTTGACGCACGGCTTGGCAAGGATGCGTGCGACTACCTCAAGGCTGGCCGTAAGAAGGAGTTTACGGATGCGTTCTGGCAGGCGTCGCTGTATACGCCGAAGGGTGTGCTGTCCAAGGAGGAGCTGCTTGAGCGCTTGCTAGCGCCTAAGCCACGCAAGCTTGGCGACTACCCGTGGACTAAGCTGAATGAACTAACCTACGGCTTCCGCCCTACGGAGCTGGTCACCATCACGGCAGGTAGCGGGCTGGGCAAATCGTCCATCCTGCGTGAGATTGTGATGCACATCAAGAACACCACGGACAATCGTATCGGCTGCCTGTTCATGGAGGAGAGCGTCGAGCGTACCGCTGAAGGCTTCATGAGCGTGGACCTAGAAACCCCGCTACATCTGCCCATCAGCAAGGTGGAACGTGGCTCTCAGGACTGGCTAGACTGCTACGACCGTGTGTATGGGGACGACAGGCTGTTCATCATGGACGCTGGCTTCGACATTGGCGCTAGCGTTGACGATGTTGTGTCCCGTGTACGCTTCATGGCTAAGGCGCTGGACTGTAACGTCATCGTCCTTGACCATATATCAATCCTGGTTTCTGCTGGGCAGCAAGGCGACGAGCGTAAAGCCCTTGACGAAATCATGACTAAGCTGCGCACGCTTACGCAGGACACGGGCATTGTGCTGTTCGCTGTGTCACACCTCAAGCGCCCTGACGGCAAGGGCCACGAGGATGGAGCGGTTACGTCTGTGTCGCAACTGCGGGGCAGTGCGTCCATCGCTCAGCTCAGCGACTTTGTAATCGGCTTGGAGCGTAACGGCCAAGCTGAAAGTGCAACTGAACGCAACACCACGCGCATTCGCGTGCTTAAGAATCGCTTCAGTGGCATCACCGGACCAGCCGGTCACCTGCTCTACGACATGGAGACTGGACGGCTCAGCGAGTACACGCCGCCTGAGGAGGAGGCGCTATGAAGTCACCGTGTCGCAGCGAGTGTGAGCTGATGGGGGACAGGTGCACTGGCTGCGGTAGAACCAAGGAGCAAATCGTGCGCTGGTCACGGTACACCGACGAGCAGCGTGAACAAATTATGGAGGAATTAGAATGCGTCAGACCCCCGCCTCAGCACTTCGTGTCGAGGAGCTGGAAAGATTACTAGACCAAGTGTCTAAGAAGCTTGACAAACTAGAGCGTATGTATTTCAACAAAGGAGTAGACAATGATTCCGACAAGCAACCCAAGCTACAGCGCGTTCATCCACGCTAGTCGCTACGCTCGCTGGCTGGAAGACGAGCAGCGGCGCGAAACGTGGGACGAGACTGTCAACCGCTACGTAAACTACTGGAAAGACAAGGGCATGATCGGCAGCAATGAAGCAACGCGCTTCAAGAAAGCTATCAGCAACCTTGAGGTTGTGCCCAGCATGCGCGCCCTCATGACGGCTGGCCCTGCGCTGGACCGTGACAACGTAGCCGGCTTCAACTGCGCCTACCTTGCCATCAATGACCCGAAAGCTTTCGACGAGCTGATGTACATCCTGCTCTGCGGAACGGGCGTAGGCTTCAGCGTGGAGCGTGAGGAAGTCAAGAAGCTGCCCATCGTGGCCGAAGAGTTTGACAATACCGACACCACGATTGTCGTAGCGGACAGCAAGATTGGCTGGGCTAAGAGTACGCGACAGCTAATCGCCATGCTCTACGCTGGCGAGGTGCCCAAGCTGGACTACTCCCAGGTACGCCCCGCTGGCGCACGCCTGAAAACCTTTGGCGGCAGGGCGTCTGGGCCGGAGCCGCTGGAAGACCTGCACCGCTTCCTTGTGGACGTGTTCAAGGGCGCTGCGGGTAGGAAGCTCACCGACCTAGAGTGCCATGACATCTGCTGCAAGATCGCTGAGATCGTGGTGGTGGGTGGTGTGCGCCGCTCTGCCCTCATCAGCCTGTCGAGCCCTGTGTCTGACCGCATGCAGGCAGCCAAGTCTGGGCAGTGGTGGGAGCGTAACGGCCAGCGTGCCCTCGCTAACAACAGCGCAGTGTACGACGAGAAGCCTGACTTCCCGTTCTTCATGAGCGAGATGAAGGCGCTGTACGAGAGCTACTCTGGTGAGCGTGGCATCTTCTCACGGGAAGCAGCACGCAACATTGCGGGGCGTAACGGACGGCGGGACAACACCGCAGCCTTTGGGTGTAACCCGTGCAGCGAAATCCTCCTGCGCCCCGCTGAGTTTTGCAACCTGAGCGAAGTGATTGTACGGTCCACCGATACGCTTGACCAACTGCTGGAGAAGGTGGAGGTGGCTACGGCTTTCGGTACGCTGCAAGCTACGCTCACTAACTTCCGTTACCTCCGCTCTGTGTGGAAGAAGAACTGCGAGGAGGAAGCGCTGCTTGGCGTCAGCTTGACGGGCCTCATGGACCACCCTGTGCTTAACGGCAGCAAGGGTAACAAGAAGCTTGAAGAGTGGCTGACTGTCATGCGTGAGCGTGCCGTCAACGTGAACAAGCAGTGGGCTGAGAGCCTTGAGATCAATCCTGCTGCGGCCATCACGTGCGTCAAGCCTAGCGGTACGGTGAGTCAGCTTGCGCTGTGCGCTTCAGGCATCCACCCCAACTACTCACGGTACTACGTACGCACCGTACGGCAGGACAACAAAGACCCCATGACGGACTTCCTGCGCGCCCAGGGCGTACCGTATGAGCCGTGCGTCATGAAGCCTGACACCACCACCGTGTTCAGCTTCCCGATTGAAGCACCGAAGACCTCCATCTTCCGCAATGATGTGGGCGCTATCGGACAGCTTGAAGTGTGGAAGCAGTATCAGTTACACTGGTGTGAACACAAGCCGTCCATCACGGTGTACTACAAGGAAGATGAATTCTTTGCTGTATGCCAGTGGATTTGGGACAACTGGGACATCATGTCTGGTATCAGTCTGCTGCCCTACGACAACGGCACGTACCGTCAAGCGCCGTATCAGGAGCTTACGGAGCAGGAGTATAAGGAGCTGTCTGCTAAGATGCCTGAGATTGACTGGGCCTCTCTACCTGCCTTTGAGCGTGGCGACACCACTACGGGTAGCCAAGAGCTGGCCTGCACTGGTGGTGTTTGTGAAGTTGTCGGCTCTGGTGCTTGACACACACCCCGTCGGCATGATAAAATAATACCGTTCTGTAGCGTTACGGCAAACCTAATACAGATTACCAATATTAGTTAGGCCGTAGCGTTACATTACGACAACTGTTCAGGAGAACACTATGACTCAGAACGACAAGGTTATGTATCACATCAACCAATACGGTTCCATCACGCCGCTTGAGGCACTGACTCGCTATGGTATTATGCGCCTAGCGTCCCGCGTTAACGATCTACGTAACGAAGGGTTTCGTATTGTGTCTGACATGAAGGTGCATGATGGCCGGCGTTACGCTTCGTACCGAATGGAGGCTTAGCCATGAGCAGAATGGGTGACTACGTAATCGCCCTGCAAGAGCAAGAAGAAACCAGTAGGCTGAGGAGAAAGCCGAATGAAACTAGCAGTCTTGGACATCGAAACGAATCTTTCACACGACATGATCTGGATGGCTGGAGTGTACCTGCCCGCTCAGAACGAGAGCGTACACTGCGCTACGTCATCCGAACTCTCCGCAGCACTCAAGGGCGTTGATGCAGTTATCGGGCACAACCTCCTTGCCTTCGACCTGCCCGTCCTGCAGCGCGTGTGGGGCTGGGCATGGGACGGGGCGGTTCATGACACCCTCGTCATGGGCCGCCTCCTTAACCCTCCTGCTGACGGTGGGCATTCACTAAAAGCTTGGGCGCTTCGGGCCGGCAAAGAACTCAAGGAAGAGTTTGATGCTGCCGACTTCGACAAGGGCCTGACGGACGACATGATTCGCTACTGCCTGCAAGACTGCCGTGCTAACTGGGACGTGTACGAACACATAACCGGAGAGCTTTACCGGCAAGGCTTCAGTCAGCGGTCTATTAACCTTGAGCATGATGTCGCTAAGGCTACGGTGCAGCAGATTGCCAACGGCTTTGCCTTCGACTTCGACACCGCCTGCACCTTGTATCGGGACCACGAACAGCGCATGCGGGAAATTGAAGCAGAGCTTCAGGCTATCTTCCCGCCCATCGTGGAGGAGCGCTGGTCTGAGAAGACTGGCAAGCGGCTCAAGGACAAAGTAACTGTGTTCAACGTAGCGTCACGGCAGCAAGTGGCGGAGCGTCTGGCGCAGAAGGGTGCTGTTTGGTGTGAGACTACGCCAAGTGGTAAACCAAAAGTAGACGAAGCTACTCTTAAGCAAAACAAAAAGATACCTGAAGCTGCTCTTGTCCTTGAGTACCTCACGCTTCAGAAGCGCTACGGTATGCTCAAGTCCTGGCTTGATGCGGTGCAGGACGACGGACGTATCCATGGCCGTGTCAACACGTGCGGTGCCGTGACGGGCCGCATGACGCACAGCTCGCCCAACATGGCACAGATTCCTAGCGACTCTCTGTACCGCCAATGCTTCGTTGTGCCTGAGGGCAGCAAGCTTGTCGGCATTGACGCTAGTGGCCTTGAGCTACGCATGCTGGCCCACTACATGGACGATGCTAAGTACACGGACTTGATACTCAACGGTGACATCCACACCTACAATCAGCAAGCTGCCGGCTTGGACACCAGAGCGCAAGCGAAGACGTTCATCTACGCCTTCCTCTACGGTGCCGGTGACGCCAAGATTGGCAGCATTGTAGGCGGGTCGTCACGCAAGGGCGCACAGCTTAAGCAGCGCTTCCTAGACAGCCTCCCTGCCCTTCTGAAGCTGATTAACAAGGTGGCTAGGCACGGGCTAGACGGTAGCTTACCGGGGCTTGACGGGCGCCGTGTGCTGATACGTAGCGAACACGCAGCACTCAACACCCTGCTGCAATCCGCTGGCGCTATCGTCATGAAGAAGGCACTGGTCATTGCGACTCAGAAGCTAGCAAGCTACGGCTACCCATACAAGCTAGTGGCTCAAGTGCATGATGAGTTTCAGGTTGAGGTGCCTGAAGAGTATGCGCAGCAGGTAGGCGCAGTGTTCCGTAACGCTATACGCGAAGCGGGACGACAGCTTGACCTCCGGTGTCCGCTCGACGGAGAGTTTAAGGTAGGAAATAACTGGGCGGAAACTCACTAAGTGCTTGACATTTAAAGCTACTTGTGGGAAAATATAGTCACGGTCAAAGAACGACCGGATAACTGAAAAGGAACTAAACATGGAAAACCAAATCGTAACCGTCCGCGCTACCGTTAGCTTCCCGTCCCTGGTTGACGAGATTACCTACCGTGGCGCACCGACCGGCAAGTACGGCGTGCAGCTCACCAACCTTAGCGAACGTGCTATCGAACGGCTGGAAGAGCTTGGCATTGAGCTGAAGCAAAAGCCTGATGACAAGTACGCACGCGGCAAGTTTGTGGAATGCAAGTCGCAGTATCCTATTGACAACAGCGGGCGTTTCAAAATCTTGTTTGAAGACGATGGCAAGACGCCCTTTGAGGGCAACCCCCGCGAGATTGGATATGGCTCCGTAGTGCGCGCTAAGGTTAAGGCGTACAAGGCACGTGACGGTGTGGTACGTCCGTCGCTAGTCAGCATGTCCATTGAAGAGCTTGTCCAGCCCGAAGTGACGGCTGACGAAGACGCAATGGCTGAGGTGCTGTAATGCGCTGGGGTCTGGACGGCGACATCATTCTGTACAGCGTGGCGTTCGCCGCCAAGGATGACCCCATTGCCTTTGCCTGTCGTTCAGCACGCTCCGTCTGCGAGCAGATTATGCAGCAGCTTGGGGCGGAGGGTGCTGAAATCTACCTAACAGGGGACGGTAACTATCGGCTGCAGTACGGCTGCGATACCTACCCTTACAAGGGCACACGGAAGTCTGAGAAGCCCGCACACTTCGCAGCGCTCAAGGAGTACATGATTGACTCTTTGGGCGCTGAGCTTGTGCAAGGCGAGGAGGCTGACGACAAGCTTGGGTACATGGCGTACCAGCACGGGTATGGTATTGCAACGCTGGACAAAGACCTGTACGGCGTTCCCGGCTGGCACTGGAACTGGAGGCGCAAGGAGTTATTCAACGTGTCACCGGAAGATGCAGACCGTTTCTTCTACAAGCAGCTACTGACTGGCGACGCCACGGACAACATCCCCGGACTGTTCCGTCGCTTGGGCCAGAAAGCTACACGCACTCTGCTTGACCCCATCGAAGATATGTTTGACCCCGCTGAGATGTACGCCTACGTACGTGACGTATACTCTCAAGCCTTCGACAAGGTGGGCATGTGCGTTGACGAGAAGGAGGAGATACTAGACGACTGGCTACTACGACAAGGGAGACAGCTATGGATTAGGCGTGAGCCGGAGCAGATGTGGGAGTTTCCGTTATGAAGATAACACATATTGTTACATACCCAAAGCAAGCAAGAGCGATAGCCAGGATGGCCCTACTATGGATGAAGGAACACGGAGTGATACGCATTACGGTGGAAACACTAGATGAGCAAGAAGGTACCAAGGACACGTAACGATGGCAAGTGGACGGAGGCACGGTACTTTGGCTTTATACGTAGCGCCCTCCGTTCTGCTTTCCAAAGATGGGGCCCGAAGCACAGCGCCAAGCAAGCCGCTAAGGTAGCGTACAACACCTACGAATGCGCCCACTGCGGCGGCTGGTTTGGATCAAGGCAGGTGGAAGTGGACCATATTGTACAGTGCGGGTCGTTACGGAACTACGACGACCTCCCCGGCTTTGTAGAGCGTATGTTCTGTGAAGCTGACGGATTCCAAGTGCTGTGTAAAGACTGCCACCAAGTCAAGACTAACGAAGAACGCGACGCAAAGAAGAGGAGTAAATAGCATGGCAAGGGTAGGCATTATCGGAGACACGCACTTGCCCTACGAGCTTGACGGCTACTTGGAGTTTTGTCAAGAGCAGTTTAAAGCTTGGAAGGTGGACACTGTGGTTCACATTGGAGACTTCATCGACAACCACAGCCTGTCCTTCCACGACAGCGAGCCGCTGTTGCACAACGTACACGGAGAGTACGAGTCTGCGCTGGAGCGGGCTAAGCGCTGGTACGCAGCGTTCCCCAAGCTCACCCTGATCCTTGGCAACCATGACCGCATCCCGGCACGGCAGCTACGGAAGCTAGGCATGGAGCCCTCTATCTTCATGAAGCCCCTTGAGGAGCTAATGCAAATGCCGAAGGGCTGGCAGATTGAGGAGCAGATTGAGATTGATGGCGTGCTGTACCACCACGGTGAAACCGCTAACGGTGTCAACGGTTTCCGTAACGACGCAAAGCAGCGCATGCAATGCACCGTGTCAGGCCACAACCACAGCAACCTTGGCGTTAGCTACACGGCTAGCGACAGGGAGCTGGTATGGGGCATGGCGGTAGGCTGCGGCGTCAACCAGAAGCACCTCGCCTTTGCCTATGGGCGACACTTCAAGCTAAAGCCCATCATCGGCTGCGGCGTGGTCATTGACGGCATACCTTACGCTGAGCCTATGGACCTTGGCTCTAAGATTCGGAGGGTGTAGCATGCCGCTGCAAGACGACCCGTTCTTTGAGCGTATCTTGGAACACTGCGACGCTTGGGAGATCATTGAGCTTTGCAACGTAACGACGGAGGAGCTAGTGGACCTGCTACGGGGACACATCTTGGATAACCGGGAGCGCTTCAATAATCACATAGAGCTATGGGAAGACTGGACATGAAAGTAGTTAAGGGAGACTTCAAGAAGAACGGCAAAGAGCGGCATAAAGTTGTCGATATGCTTCAGTCACTGCGTGATGCGCTTGGCACCTTTGAAGACGACAACCCTGACGTAGCGGTGGAGAGCGCTTGCGTTATCTTTATCGAAGGCAGGGAGTTTGTGCTAGCTTCTAACGGCCAACACCCCGACACCGTTAACATGCTGCTTGATATGGGTAAATTCAACTTGCTTATGGGAGGTATAGAGAGTGAAGAAAGCTATGACGGCCCCGTCCACTGAAGCTAGTAAGCGCCAGGAAGGCGGCGACCACTACCGCCTAGCTATTCAACCCATCGACTTTATCTACCAGAACGGGCTGGGCTTTATCGAAGGCAACGTGGTTAAGTACGTGACACGCCATGAACAGAAGGGCGGCAAGGAAGACTTGCTCAAAGCCATTCACTACTTGGAGCTGCTGATTGAAAGGAAGTATGGGCCATGAAGAGCTATCTGCACCGCGTCTTCCACGCCTTGTCTGTCCTCGCTAACGTAGTGTTCCTGAACGGGCTGCCGTATGAGTCCGTATCAGGACGCTGCCACCGTGAGGGCTGGGAGCGGGCCGAAGAGGCACTGGATGACCTGTTCTGGTTCGACAAAAACCACTGCTACAATAGCCACATCAATGAACGTGTATGGGCAAGGGAGTTGACGAAGTGACCTTTGAAGAACTAGAGCAGCGTGTAGCTGAATGGCATGACGACCGCAACCTAATCCTAGGCAGCAGCGACGCAGCACAAATGCACAAGCTGCTAGAGGAAGTGCATGAGCTGGACCAAGATGTCCATGATGGCTTTGACTTGCGGGATGAACTAGGCGACTGCTTGGTGGTGTTGATTAACATTGCAACGCGTAACGGGTTTACGCTGAAGCAGGCGCTAACGGTCAGCTACAATAAGATTAAGGACCGCAAAGGGCAGATGCGCCACGGCATCTTCGTGAAGGAGGAGGACTTGTAGGGAAGCGTAGCGCCCGCTACACGTTATCCGTAGCGGGCGCCTTGCTTTACTCTTCGCTTTCGCTGTCCAACTTCTCAGATATACCGCGATAGAACGGACCAATCAGAGGCATGGCGCCAAGCGTTTTGTCTGGAATGATTTCACCTTTGGTAAACAAATTAGACAAGTCTTTACCAACACCTTCTGCGACAGGCACAACGGGCACAAAGTTAGACGTGATCTGCTCCACTGGATTTTGCTGGAACAAGTGCGCAGCGTACTGATTACCACCAAATGCACCAAGCGTCGGGATAGACATCATTTGATAGAACGCAAGAGCCGGCACGTTGCCATAGTCAGGGGACTCTAGCTTGGCAAGCTGACGCGTTTCGTTCACAACGCCGTAGCCGCCGCCAGAGATCAAGAAATAAGCCAGCATGTCCTTAACTGCTTCCTTCTTGTTACCCCGCTTCAGCTCCCCACCAACACGCTTACGAATAAGCTGTAGCTGCGTCATGGCGAAGCCCTTCAGCATGTACAGGATGCGTGCGTTAGGAACACTAAGCTGGGTTAGCGAGCTGCTGGCGGCGCTAATAGGCTGCAAGTCAGCTAGGTTTAGAGCAGCAAGCTGCTTAACCAACTCGTTGCTGGTGTCCTTGTTCTTAAGCGCTGCTTCAAGCTCGTTAAGCTCCGCTGTGTCAAACGTATTGCGCCACTTACTGCGCCACTGCGCGGGGCTAGATGATAGCTGCTTGAACTCCTTGCCCAAAGCAGCAGACATAATCTTACCTTTCGTCCAGCCGTCCATAGCTCTAAAGCCAGAGGCACGCATAGCAAAGTCTACAAGCTTTTGAGAACGAGATGCTGCCCAGTCTGCCAAAGCGGTTTCAGTAAAGGAGCCGTCAGCTTTCTTAGCACCATTCACAATCTCGCTGTGAACCTGCTGCGCAATACCCACATCTTCAACGCTGATGTCAAAACCGTTCTTACGTGCCAGAGCCTCAAAAGTTTCGCGGCGTCCGTTCGCCCAGGCACTGTTAAACAAATCATGGAACTGCAGCGCTGCACCGTAGGGGTTACCAATAGCGGACGCATAGCCTACGTTACGCAGCGCCTGCAGCTCTTTAGCCATACCGCGCTGGCTGCCCCACACCACTTGATTGTAAATCTCAACAGCGTTGCCTACAGCTTCGTCGCTATAGCCAGCAGACTTGAGCTTTGCACGGAGCTGATTACCAAAGAAGCCGCCGCGTGCTACCTCAGCCAGCTCTTCTTCAGTGCGTGCGCCACGCAGCCCAAGCACCTTGTTCATTTCGTTTAGCTGGGCGTGAGAGCGCATCCAATAATGGTGAGAGTCAATTGGGTTCATTACCGGGGCTTCCATGCCCGCCTTGGATAGCCCAGTGCCGTCAGCGTTCAAGCGCGCTACCTTCATCTTTTCCTTGGCGCTCACGTCAGCGGTAGACAAACGCGCAGCCTGTTCGCTTGCTTTACGCTCTGCTTCAAGAGAGCGCGTAGCCAAATCTCGTTTGCTATCAGAATCAGCAGCAATGGACATATAGCCACGAGTACGCTTGACGCTTTGAGTACCTTGAGCAATGTCGTTAAGCAGAGCTTCTTGCTCTTTGATAAAGCGACGATAGCTGTTAAACAAATTGTTATCGTTAAGCTCTCGCTTTACAGTGCGCAAAGCAACAGCACGCTGCTTAGGTGCAAGATTAGGGTTTGCGTAGTCGGCCATTGCAGCTTTGAGCTGATTGTTGCCTTCAACAACATCGCGCAACTCAAACATTTTGTTTCGCGTAAACAGATCGTCTACTTTGTTAATAACACGCTGTCCGTTAATTGAACCCCTGTGGATACGTGCGCCGTATTGAGCGCTTACTTTGTCTGAAGCATAGTCTTTAGTAGGCTTAAACAAACGATCAAACTTGTCTTTAACTTCATCAAATGCTGGACGTAAAGACGTCATCATTTCGCCAGTAACATCGCTAAGCTGGTGTATAGTGTCGCGTCCCGCTTTTGCAAGAGAAGGTGATACAGCTTCAGTAGCTTTAAAGGCCACCTCACCAATATCATCTGCTACTTCTTTGGTCTTAATAGCCGTGGACTTAGCCGCAGTGTTTAAGCGATTCACTACACCGCTAGACAGCTCACCAATAGTACGGCTTTCCGGTGACGTACCGCGCACTAGCGACCCACCAACAGCCCCAGCGGCCCCGCCCAGGCCAGCAATCAACGCATCCTGCATGGTCATTGCGTCAATGCGCTGGCCGATGTCTCCTTCCTTTTCGTTGAGTGCGTACGTACCGCCCTCTACGGCGCCCACAGCGGCCCCTGCAAGGGCGTTAGAGGCACGGGTAGTGCCTGCCTTGCCTGCTGCCGCTGCGGCCTTGCTAGCGCCCATGAGGGCCGCCTTACCGGTAGCCATACCAGTAGGCAGACCAGCCGCAACTTCAAGCCCAAGAGCAAGCTTAGGATTCTGCTGCTCAAAACGCTTCTCAACGTCACGCTGTTGGGCCACAATGTTTTCATAGGCACGCGAGAAGTCCCCGCCATACAGCGACGCCTCCTCACCAAACAAACCAGCCACGCCTACATCAATACCAGCACGCATAGCAGCAGCCGCTTCGTCGCCAAAGCCAAGAAGCAGGCCGTCAAGAATCTTAGTGCCTGCGCCTTGGATGTCCTCAGCGGTAGTCGTAAGGTCTTGCTCTTGCATATTGAGCGCCGCTAGGGCACTCTCTTGGTCCGGCGCAGTAACCTTATACGTCCTACCGTCAGCGGTAATCTTGTATGTAGGCATTGTTACTCCGTAATTTCTTCGATGGTTACCGTCTTATCGCCTACGTTTACAGACTTAACGCCGCGTCCTTCATTGTAAGAATCAACAGCGTTCTTTGCCCAGCCCCAACTCTGCCAAATAGACTGGTCTTTCTTGCGCAACTCGCCAAGGATAATCTCTTTAACTTCTGCGGGGTTCTTTACGCCAGATGCGCGCACCAGAGCAGTGATGTCGCCAAGCGCTTCTTCGTCGCTAAGGATGTCATCAGCCAAGTCTTCAACGTCTTTGTCAAAGATGTCAAACCACTCAGACCCCTCACGCTTAAGTTGCCGCAGCACTCCAGGCACTAGGTCTTTCACTACGCCATCAGCAAGCGTCTTCTCGCGTTGTTCCGTGCGTACCTTAGCGGCTTCAGACTGCGCACGCTGGCGCAAAGCAATACGGCCACGCGGGGCATTAGACTTCCAAGTAGCAAGTTCACGATCAGACACACCAAGCTCTTTAGCCAGTGCCGTTTCTTCTTCCGTCCACTGCCCATTGTCTTGAATCTTACCGCCATACTCCGCCATCTTAGCTTTATATTCTTCTTGGCCCAAGTCGTACGCACGAACAACATCACCAAACCCTTGCGCTTCTAGTTGATTACGCACTTCGTCAAAACGCTCCGGGTTATTTGCAGCAGCCTCTAAGGCCATAACGCCTGCTTGACGCTGATTAGAGCGACGAATAGTTTCAAGATTTTCAACTTGCGTTTCGCGGGCATAAAAACCAGACTGCACTTCTTTGCCCATGTCCATCGTTTGCGTAGGGTCAAGGCCAAACTTAGTGGCTGCTTGGTTAGCTGCATTTTGTAACGTAGCCATGCGCTGTTGCTTTACTTCTTCAGGCATAGAAGGATCGTTCATAGTAGCCTTCATTGCTTCTTGAATCTTAACAATAGCGGCTTGCCCTTGTTGAGCGCGTTGTGCTTTTTGCTCTTTATCTACTACAATAGCGCGGTTTGCAAACGCTTTTTGCTGAGCAGTGTCACCAACGCGTCCAAAAAAATCAGCTTGTCGTTGCAAAGACATAGGGTCAGACACATCAACATTAGGGCGAAACGCAGTCATAATAGGCCGCATAAGCCCAGCACCGGCCCCGCCCATGCCGCCAATAGCGCCTCCAATCTGCGACAACATTCCGCCAAGGTTGGCGCTTACGTCTTGTCCTGCCATGATGCCGCTCCTTAGATTCCCAGAAGGCCCTTAAGCTCATCCCAAATGCTAGTACCGGGAGCCGTGCCGGCGCCGGCAGCGCTAAGAGCCGCCATGCCCGAACCAAACAAGTTGCCGAACAGCTCGCTCGCTGCCTTCTCGGCATTGATGCGTGCTTGAATACCGCCAAGGCCAAGCTGTGCGCCGTAGCCGGTGCCGGTAAGCTGGCCGGTTTGTGCCATGTTGGCTGCCTGCTGCGCCACCTGCAGCGCATTGAGCTGTTGCTGAATGGGCGTGAAGGCTGTCGTGTAGCCCTGCAGGCCAAGCTGACCAGCAACGTTAGCTGCTTGCGTCTGCGTCTGTGCTTCTTGCTGCGCCTGCTGCATAGCCTGGAAGGCCGCTGCGTTAGACGCTTCAGCGCGTGCGCGGGCCATAGCGGCATCTTCAGCGGTGCCACCAAACTGTGCGCCGCGTAGTCCACCACGGCCCATAGCAAACTCACGGGCTTGCTGTGCGGCCTGTGCGCGCTGCAGTCCCGGCTCTTGCATAGCCATAGCGCGTTCAAAGATAGCTTGCTCACGTGCCGCAGGAGGTTGCATTACTTGCCCTAGGGCCGCCTGAGCGCCCCCATAGAGCTGCTGACCGCCTTGCATCAAACCCGCTTGGGGACCTACGCCTACGTCTAAACTGCCCGTAGGAGCCACCGTAGAGCGTCCTAGACCCGTCTGTACGCCATAGCCACGGAAAGCTGATTGGTCTTGTAGCTGTTGACCAAGCTGCTGCATCTGTTGTGCGCCAGTACGGCCAGTCTGCCGAATATCTTCAGCCATTTGGTAGCCAGCAGCAGCGCTACCGGCACCTGCCAGCAAATCAAAAAGGCTCATTTAGATAATCCTCCCAATAAGGGTCTGTACGTTAATCTCTTGAAGGCTACACGTATTGCCGTTTACTTCAGTACGGAATCCAATAATCACAGACTCACCGCTCCCTTTAGCGTTTACACGATAGCGGCGAATAGTCGTAAGGCCGGGGCCGTATTCGTCGTCTTGGTTAAAGTACGCTACGTTGTATAGCGCTGGGGCCTGAGCCGTAATCGTTAGCGCTTTAGTGTAGTCAAGGCGCCCGCTATAGCCCCACCCTGCGTACGCTTGAGCGTCCGTTAGCGTAGACACAACGGTAAAGTCAATCTGTTTAATAAACTTAAAGTTAGCGGGCTGACCAAACGTAAACGAATTAGACTCATACTTAAACTCAAACGGCTGGTTGTTGTAGTTCAAGCCGTCTTCGTATAGCAGACAGCCGTAGCCGCTTGCGCTGCTTGCTAGCAACACGCGGGCTTCGCCGTCAATCTCGTAGTACATGGCGCGCTCCCAGACCGTGTTGGTCCAGCGCGTCACCTTGTTGCCACCCGTTACGCTAGGCGCTCGCATTTCAATCGCAAAGGCTTGCAAGTCGTTACTAAAGTTAACAACCGTTAGGTTTTCATCAGGCCAGTACGATAGCGAAATAGTGGTCTTGTCTGCCGTAAGCGCAATGATGTCCGTGATGTCACGGCGTACGTTAGAGGTTAGGTCGTTAAGCGGCGCAGACTTTTCTTGGATGGTGCGGCCAATAGAACGCACACCAGAGTCGTCTACAAACAATACGTCAGAGCCAATGTTAGCAATGGCGTCACGGTTTACACAGCCAATACCGCTAATGGTATCAGCCAGCACAATGCCTTCAGTGCCCGCAGGATCGCCGCTAGCAGCGTTGTTGTACACCAAGATAGACTGACGCCCCATGATGAACAGGGCGTTGTTATGAGCTACAATGCCTACAATACGGTCAGTGCCACGGGGCCAGTATTCGTTAATGTTAAGAATACCGCCAGTGTTTTGCGCATCGGCAGGCACAGCGCGCCCATCGTACCACTGCGTGGCAATGAGCAGGTCGCTGTAGTAAATCGTTTGGTAGTCGCCGTTAACGCCACTAACCCACAAACGCCCGTAAGCGGCTGCGGCTACGTCACCGTTAATGTTTGCCGCAATGGTACCGCTGTCGTCCTGTGGCTTAATGTAGTCTACGTCGTTAGTGCCTGTGAACAGCTTAACAATCGTGCTGCCGTCATACTCAAGGCACTCATTGCCTGCACTAAAAATGTACAGCTTGTCGTTAAAGCTAACAATCTTAGCGTCAGCCAAAGCGCTGTCGTTAATCAGCGTCGGATAGCTAATCTCGTCCAGCTCGTATACAGGACCAGAGCTGGTGGTAAGCTTGCAGATAAAGTAGTCGTCTTGCAGCAAAGAGCCGGAGGCGTTATACTGATACACACCAACCGTAGCCAGCACGTACGTAACGCCATTGATGTCGCCGTTGCCTAGGCGGTGCGTCTTAATCTGCGTGTCCGCCACGCCAACCGCTGCGCTATACGTTACGTTAACCGCAGTGGTAAACTCCGTCCAGGGCTTACGCGAGCCAATACGACCAAACTTATCCACAACAGCATTGTCGGCCACAACCGCAAAGCCGGGGTCTTGCTGAAGCGGAGAGTCTTCCGTATTCAGCCCTTGAAACCCCGGAGCGCTAACCGTAATGTTCTGTTGTTGCTGCGCCATTACACAGTCATCCAGACGTTATCGTAGTCGTTAAGAGCAGAGTCCCATGCGATAGCGTCGCTAAGGTACGTACCGGCTAGCGCAAACAACTCTGCTGCCGTTTGCCCGCCCACTTCGCCACGCTCGCGTGCTGCCATAGCTAGCGCTGCGTACACAACGGGCTTACCGGGTACAAGCAACACATCATTCTTAGCGCTTAGTTCTGCTTGACGCTTGAATCCATATACGGTGTAGCTGTATACGTTATCAGGTTTCGGGAATAGCTGTATTTGGATGTCGCCACTGGCATCGACGCCGTTGACTGCATAGTACTTAGGCTTATTGTTTGCTGGCGATGCGGCTTGTCGCTTACGGATATTCTGAAGCTGTTCTTGCTTAAGCTCCACTCCGTCATCCTTAATGATAGCCTCTATTTTACCATAATTTCCAGCATTTGTCAAGCTATACAGGTTGTCGTCTGCAGC